GTGGTGTTCGTTTGTAAACGTCCCGCTAAACCCGCCAACAGCTATCCTATTGGTGACATCGACAACTACCTGAAGGCCGTATGGGATTCACTGCAAGGGCAGATTTGCCTACAAGATGACAAGCAGATAACCCAGGTCAACGGGTGGAAGCGCTTCACTGAAAAAGGTGAAGACCCACACATTCACATAAAGTTTGAGGAGGCATTGACTCAATGAGCACTGCTAAGACTTCAGCAGAGCCGGTAACTATCCCATATATTGGGAACACTGGACGTCCATTCCATCGTCTACCTGAGGCACAACGCCGGTGGTACACGGGCAAGATGACAGAGGAAGATGCTAACGAGCTGGTCATCTACTTTGCGTCTATTGAGGAGCGCGTACGTCAGCTACAGGCTGAGCGTATCGACATCCGTAGCCGCGCAGCTAAGGAACTTGTCTTCCGAGAAGACACATCACTGGAGGAACGCCAACGCAAACTTGAGGTTGTCAAAGGTTTGACCGATGACTACCAAGCCAAACTAGATGCCATCTTGAGAATGAAGGCCACGGTACTTGAGTATGTGCCGGGGGAACCACTGGCACTGCCGCCTGTGGAGTAACACATTGGAGTTGAACTATGAACACAATCGTTAAGGCAGGGGCCATCGTCGCCCTGGTCATCACGCTGAGTGGCTGTCTGGCTACGGTAGCTACTATCGGTGCAGGGCTTGCCACTGGAGTAGCAGCAGGCTGCTCTGATGCAGAGGCCCGCCGCTCAATTAACTCGGATGCTCTAAGCCGCGTCTGCGGTTCAGCATTTGCTAAGCCCTAATGGACTTTGTCTATTACAGATAGAGGCGGCCGAATGAGTCAGTTCAAAGAGACCAGACTACCCTGCGATGACTGTGGTAGCAGTGATGCTCGCGCCGTCTATCATAGCGGCGTAAGTATTTGCTTTAGTTGTGGCAAGAGGCATGCACCGGACGGCACAGGTGCTGACTTTGTGGCTAACGATGGACGCCCCTTCATGCACGGGGAAGCATGTGAGTTACGCAAGCGGGGCATACACCTGGATACTTGTCAGAGATACGGGTACACGGTGGACGGTACCTTTCAGGTGGCACCGTACTATGACGCTAACGGCAGACTGGTCGCGCAAAAGACACGCACCAGAGAGAAGCAGTTCAGTGTCATAGGTGATGGTAAGAAGATGGGGCTGTGGGGCATGCAGCTCGCAAGACGTGGTGGCAAAATGATTATCATCACTGAAGGTGAGATTGATGCCATGTCTGTATCTCAGGTCATGGGTAACACGTGGCCTGTCGTAAGTCTGCCCGCTGGGGCTGGCTCACTGGGCGCACTGAAGCAAGAGCTAGACTTTCTTGAGAGCTACGAGAAGGTGCTTCTGTGCTTTGATAACGATGAGCCGGGACATACTGCAACTGAAGCAGTGTTGTCCCTGCTTTCGCCGGGTAAGGGATACACCGTTGATTTGGGGGATTACAAAGATGCCAACGAAGCGTTGGTGGGAGACCCGAAGTTCCTACGTCAATCGATTTGGGAAGCGAAAGAGTACAGACCAGATGGCATCGTTGTCCTATCCGAGATGCGTAGCCGTGTTGCTGAGCCCCTTGTTATGGGCACTGCGTACCCGTGGGAAACACTCAACTCAATCACTTTCGGGCATAGACCACAAGAGCTGATTACCTGGACCGCAGGTACAGGCACAGGCAAGACTGCCGTGGTGTCTGAGCTGGTGTATCACATGGTGGTTAACCAAGGACTACGGGTAGGCTTAATATACCTTGAAGAGGGCGTCATACGCTCAGGCAGACGCCTTATGGGACTACACCTGAACAAACCCATTCACCTACCTGGGAATGAACCAACAGAAGAGGAGTTTAACGATGCTTGGGACGCCACTCTGGGAACCGGACGAGTCATGGCTTGGGAGCACTTTGGGTCTGTCGATGTTGATTTGCTGGCTAATAGGGTTCGATGGATGCGAAACGGCTTTGACGTGGATGTGGTGGTTCTTGACCACATCTCCATGGTTGTTAGTGGGGCTGATGCCGATGCTGATGAACGTCGTTTACTCGATAGGAGCATGACCCTGCTCAGACAGCTGACCCAGGAGACAGGGCTGACGATACACAACGTGTCGCACCTGAACAGGTCTGGTGGTAAACCTCACGAGGAAGGAGGGCATGTATCCCTGGCTAACCTGCGTGGAACCCAGGCCATAGGTCAGCTGAGTGACTTTGTCGTTGCGCTGGAGCGTGACCAGCAGGCAGAGACTGAGGCTGAGCGTAACACCACAACTCTGCGTGTACTAAAGAACAGATACGCAGGTATCACTGGGGTGGCTGAGCGCTTGGTCTACTCCCAGGAGACAGGACGGTTAACCCCGATTGGATTAGACACACCGCGAGCTACAGCAGCTGCGTTTGGTGAGAACAAAGAGGACTTCTAATGATTAACTTGGGCAAGATTTCCCCGATGGCTGGGACCAGTACAGCTGGTTTTTACATGCCAAGATTCAACACGATATATATCCACTGTTCAGCAACACCTCCGGGGGGCTGGGTCAATAGTGCGGATAGAATCCACACGCTCCACGTAGACCAGAACGGATGGGATGCCATTGGATACCATTACGTCATCACGTTAGCTGGGGTCATTGAGGGTGGACGTCCGCGCTTCCGTACGGGAGCAGGCGTGAGTGGACACAACTCTGACAGCCTACATATCTGTCTGATAGGTGGACTGGATGAAGACTATAAGCCTTCTGGTGACTACACGGTTGAGCAGTGGGATGCTCTTGAAGACTTGGTTAAAGCCTTGCTTGATGAGTCTGTTAGTGATTACGGATTGACCCCTTACATCGAAGGTCATCGAGACACAGACCCGATGAAGGCGTGCCCATGTTTCTCAGTTGCTGAGTGGTGGGCAGGTGTGCTTAAGCAAGGTGCAGAGGAGCCCGAGACTGTTGGACTATCCAGGGACCAGCTCCTAGCTGGAGGATATGATGATGGCTTTGAAGCCGCAGTGGTACGGATGGAAGAGGCTCTTGAGCAGCTAAGGAGTAAGACATGACAGTATTCACCGCAGTATTCCTAGCGTGCACCTTGGTTGACACTGGTATCCAGTGCAGCATTGAGCAAGGACGTTCGCACCCAACCAAGGAAGCGTGTCTGAAGGATACATACACACGCGCCAGTAAACTGAATGAGACCGTAGGTAACCACAGAGTAGCTCTGATACCTGGGCGTACCTGCATGAAAACCATTGAACAAGGAGCTTAGATATGTACCTCAATCAAACACACATGGTTCATAAGATTCTCGACACCAAAGGCAGCATCTCCAAACTGGAGGCACAGCACCTGAACATTGGCAACATCAACGACGTCATCATGCGTTTGCGTAAGAGCGGCATGATGATTGAGACTCAGAAGCGTAGTGACCCGAAGGGACGTCACTACACTAGGTGGGTACGCTTGTACGGATAAAGGGGCCATGATGAAGACGTGTAACAAGTGTGGTGAAGAGAAGCCTCTGTCTGACTTCAGTAAGAAGCTGAAGGGGCTACGTGAACTTTGCAGGTCCTGTGATGTTTTGATGTCGAAGTCACGTAGGGTACGTTTGCACATGCCAGACGGTACGGTCAAGGATGTACTGTGGACACACCGCGAGCCACACATCAACAAGGCCCTATTCTGGGAGCGCTACATCCGAGGTGGGACGCCTCAGGTAATCACAGCTACACCTACCAAGAACAACCTGCTGCATCCTGAGCTGGACCGCATACGCGATGAGCGTAAGCAAGCATACTCTAAGCTGGATGAGGCAGATGAGCGTGCCCGTGATGGCTTTGTGTACATCATTGAGGTACCAGGGCAGCACTGGTTGAAGATAGGTCATGCACGTGACCCATACCAGCGGGTCAAGGGGGTCAAGTCCTTTTTAACTGAGGACCCCAAGGTACGCCACATGGTGTACACCGATGACCGCATGCGTGATGAGAAAACAGTACATGAAGCACTGGAGACCTACAGACACAGCAGTGGTAAAGAGCTGTTTGAGTGTGGCTATGAACTGGCTAAGGAGGTCTTAGATGACAACGTTGGTGTTCGACCTAGAGGCAGATGGGTTCCTCGATACAGTCAGCAAAATTCATTGTTTAACGATAGCCCACCAAGACGGTGAAGAGTGGGCGTACCAGCACTATACCGATGCATTATCGGAATACCCCTCGCTCAACGAAGGTTACGAGCGCTTGTCCAGGGCTGACCGATTGGTGGCCCATAACGGCATCACCTACGACCTCCCCGTTATGGCTAAGGTTGCTGGTGTTGATATTCCTGTTGCACGGATGGTGGACACTCTGGTTCTTTCTCGCCTCGGTAATCCTGAGCGTCCCGGGGGGCATGCCTTGGCTGATTGGGGCCGCAGGATTGGCGTTGCTAAGCCTGAGCATTCTGATTGGGGGGCGTGGTCGCCAGACATGGCTATCCGATGCAACGAAGACGTCCGCATCAACGTCATCGTCTGGGAAAGACTGAAGCGTATGCTTGAGGTCATGCCCTTGGCTGTTGAGATAGAACACAAGGTAGCCTCAAGCATTTTCAGGATGTGTCAGTCCGGCGTACACTTCAATTCATCCTCAGGCTTTGACCTACTCCAAGAGCTGATGAGTGAGACCGAGCACGCACGTGAGGTAATCCAGACTAGGCTACCCTACGTGTACAAGAAGAAGGCTGATAAGTGCCTTAAGCGTCCGCCTAACAGGGCACACTGGGCGTACGGGATGCTGGACGCTGAGGTTCGATTCACTGAGGTAACCCGATGCCAACTTCAGATTGGCTCAAGGATGGACATGGTCCGGTACCTGAAGGACAAGTACGATTGGGAACCTGTTGAAATGACTAGGACAGGGCTGCCTAAGTTGAACGATGAGGTTCTCAGGGGTTTGCCCTGGGAGGAGACCGAGTACCTTGCGGACTACTTCAAGGCAGAGAAAATCAAGGCTTACCTCAACGGTGAGCCCAAGGTTAAACCTGACGGGTCAACTAAAGGTGGAGGATGGCTTCACCACGTTACAAACGAGGGTAAGTTACATGCAGGGTTCATACCCCTTACCGCTGTCACAGGAAGACCGAGCTGCGTTGCGCCTAATCTTCAACAAGTACCGACCGACAGACGCGTACGTAAACTCTTTGGTCCAAGACAAGGATGGAAGCTTGTGGGTGTCGATGCGGATGGACAGGAACTTAGATGCCTTGGTCATTACCTTGCAAGATATGACGGAGGAAGCTACGGACGAGAGGTAGTCCAAGGCGATATCCATACCCGCATCCAGGAACTCATTGGGTTCCACACACGCAACGGTACCAAGCCTGTGGAGTACGCCCTGATATACGGAGGTGGCAACCCTAAGCTTGGACAGCTGGCACTTAAGGATGCGTACGCAGTAGGCAAGGACCTTGGACGTAAGTCACTCAAGGCACGTGGCAAGGAGATACGTAAGGCAATCATGGATGGACTGCCTGGGTTTGAGAGACTGATGGAAGACGTGAGGTCCGCTGCTGGTCAACGTGGGTGGCTCAGAGGTCTTGATGGACGCAAGCTGTGGGTGCGGTCAGCGCACTCAGCCTTGAACCTGATACTACAGAGTGCAGGAATCATCCACATGAAGATGGCTATTGCCATGATGGACGAGTGGTTGAAGAACGAGGGGCTTGAACGAGGAGTGGACTATGAGCTTATGCTTTGGGTCCATGACGAGCTGCAATTTGAATGTCGTCCTGAAGTAGCTGAGACGCTAGGTAAGGCCGCAGCAGCGTGCATTGAAGAAGCCGCAGTACGCTTAGGTTTTAGGGTACCGATGAGCGGTACGTATGACGTTGGTGCCAACTGGAGTGAGACACACTAATGAGTAAGGTGATAATAGATGCGGACGTTGTTGCATACATGAGTGCCTCAGCTGCCGTTAACGATGAAGAGGTAGATGTATGGGGGGAGGGCGTGGCTCAATCCCAAAGTCACAACGCTACCACTCGTGCAATCAACATGGTTGAGAGCTGGGCTGAGCTGGCTGACACCAGCGTCATTAGGCTAGCCTTCAGTGGACCCTCAGATAAGAACTTCAGACGCCGTGTGCATCCCCTGTACAAGGCCCAGCGTGCCTCAGAGAAACCCGAGGGCTACTCTGACGTCGTCAACGTCCTGAAGGACCGCTACGATTGGCGTCAGTACCCCTCACTGGAAGGTGATGACATCCTCGGGATGCACATGGGGCAGGGCTGGACTGCCGTAAGTACTGACAAGGACATGCAGACGGTACCCGGTAAGTTTATCCGGGTGCGTACCACTGGTGATGTCGATAGGTTCGACAGCAGTGAGTACACAGCTAACCGCTTCTGGATGTGGCAGACGCTGGTAGGTGACCCAGTAGATAACTACAAGGGTTGCCCTGGGTGTGGACGTAAGGGTGCTGACGTACTACTGAACAACATCTATAGCAAGAATGGGTACATCATGTGGGATAACGTGGTGCGCCGATACGAGCAAGCCTGGAATAAACCAGCGTCACAGAAAAAGTTCGTAACAGGACACCCCTACGATGAAGCGTTGATGAACGCACGCGCTGCACGCATCCTCAGGGATGGTGAGTACAACTATGACTTTGATGAGGTAGAACTATGGACCCCGTAGCCGCATACGATGATGACCATGCGCCACGATATACCCGGCTCGCCAGTGATGTCATGGTAGGTGGTGCCCACTACCAAGCAACCCAGGTTCAACCCTGGGATGTCATTGAAAGCTGGATGCACGAGGACCAGGACGGGTTTGAAGCATTCCTTTGGGGCAATGCCCTGAAGTATATGCATAGGTACAGACGCAAAGGTGCCCCCATTCAAGACATTAAAAAAGCTATTCACTACCTGGAACGCCTTGAAGAATACGTAAATGTAAAAAGGTGGCCGAATGAACGTAGTTGACATCCCACAGCGTGACGCAGAAGAGACTTTCACGATACACATAGGCTACAAAGATGGGCGTACCGACATACTGAATGGTACCAAGGGTGTGGACTTTGAGTTCACGCCTACTTCGTACGCCATCATTGACGAGAAAGAGGATTGCTTAGTTGTGCAGTTCAATTCTATTAATTCATTGAGGATTATCAAAGAATGAAGGTCTGGTTACTTAGGGATCTCTTGATGCCGTTCAACACAGAAGATAGCTCAGACAGCATACTGGGGTTGTACTCTACCTACGAAGGTGCTTGGAGGGCAGGTAAGCAGTGGCTGAACCGTCATAGGGGATTCACATGGGAAGATTTGGAGATTGAAGTATGGGGGGTGGAAGAATGATGGGGCCAGAAACAGAGATTGGAGATTGGATACACGCGTGGAAGTACCGAGGTAAAGGCGAAAGCTTTGATGAGTACAGCAACCGTGTAGCCTCAGCATTGACTGAGAGTCCTGATGAGTTCCATACGTTCAGGGATATCCTAAGGGACCAGAGGTTTCTACCTGGGGGACGCATCCAGTCTGCCATAGGTAGCACGCGTCAAGTGACGCCTTACAATTGCTTTGTGATGGACACCATTGAAGATAGCTCAGACAGCATACTCAAGGTCCACTCTGAAGCATTCCAAACAATGAGATTAGGGGGTGGCGTTGGCTACGATTTCTCACGATTGCGCCCGCGTGGTGATAGAATCAAGTCCTTGGACTCAATCGCGTCTGGCCCCGTGTCATTCATGGGCATCTACGATGCAGCATGTAAGACCATCGCGTCTGCCGGTCACCGCAGAGGAGCACAAATGGGGGTGCTACGGGTTGACCATCCGGACATCGAGGAGTTCATACGAGCTAAACAGAACTCCACCAACCTTACTGCCTTCAACGTGTCTGTCGCAATCACTGATGAGTTCATGCGCGCGGTACTTGAGGGACGTATGTTCACTCTACGTTTCGACAATGAAGAGCGCGGTCAAGTCTATGCACCAGCTCTTTGGGAACAAATCATGCGGTCCACGTGGGAATGGGCAGAGCCCGGGGTCATCTTCATTGACCGCATCAACGAATGCAACAACCTATGGTACTGCGAAGACATCGCAGCTACTAACCCATGCGGGGAACAGCCCTTACCTCCAAACGGTGCGTGCCTCCTCGGTTCATTCAATCTCGTAAAGTATGTACATGATGATTCGTTTGATTGGCATATGTTCATGTCTGATGTGGCTCCTGTGGTGCGTGCTATGGACATGGTGATTGACGTTGCTACCTACCCACTGGAAAGGCAGGAGCTGGAAGCACGGCGTAAGCGTAGGATGGGCTTGGGTATAACCGGGCTGGCTAATGCGGGTGAGATACTAGGGATGTCCTACGGGTCACCTGAGTTCCTTATGTTCACACGCGATGTACTGGTTGCACTACGGGACTATAGCTATGCAGCATCGTCAAAGCTGGCGGCAGAGAAAGGGGCGTTCCCGCTCTTCCAAGCAGACAAGTATCTCAAAGAGGGAACGTTTGCTTCATCACTGCCACCGTACATCCAGGAAAGCATCAGGGAACACGGCATCCGCAACTCCCACCTTACATCCATTGCTCCAACAGGAACAATCAGCATCAGTGCCGACAACGTTTCTTCAGGGATTGAGCCAGTATTTTCCATAAGGTATGACCGTACCATCCAGACTGAAGCAGGTGAGCGTGTGGTCCCAGTGATTGACTACGCCAGACGTATGCACGACATCAACGGTAAAACCGCTATGGAGTGTACGGCTGATGACCACCTGGGTGTACTGCTGGAAGCTCAGAAATACGTAGACTCAGCGTGCTCCAAGACATGCAACGTGTCGCCTGATATGGAATGGGATGACTTCAAGTCCATTTACATTAAAGCTTGGAGGGGTGGAGCTAAAGGGTGCACTACGTTCAACCCCGGAGGTAAACGCTTTGGTATACTCAAAGCACCCGATGAGCCTGAGGCGCAAGAGCCCTTGGCTTGCTACATTGACGAGAAGACGGGAGAAAGAAGCTGTGAATAATTTCGTATTTAAGGCGAATTGCTCTGTAGATTCTGAGGACTACATCACACTGGAAGCTGGGTACGCGTACCCTACTATGTACTTTACCTGCGCAAGCCCGCTTAAGGAGGATGACTACGCTGATGAAGAAGTGTGTGTTGGCCTTGAGCGTAAGCAGGTCAAGAAGCTGCGTAAGTTCCTGAAGGAATGGCTGAATGAGACCCGTCCAGTGGACTAAGGAGTTACCCACGGAGCCCGTGGCATTGGTCCTGGAGAGACTGGGGTATGACGGTACCGTTAGAGCTTGGGAGATAATACGCAGGCCCGGCGGTAAGTTATTCCTAAGTGCTCCAGGCTCCAATGGTAAGCACTGGAGTATGTCTTTGCAATCCACACATCCAGACAGTCAGTGGTTGTACCTACCTGAGGTACCTATGGGTTGAAACTAAGGGGACCTTCGGGTCCCCCTTTTTGACGCGACCATTACTTTGAGACTCTTGAACAGAAGGAAGATACATGGCTCTTATACCTAAGTTATCTAAAGAGTTAATCCTTAGTCTTGCTGAGGAAGTGCGAGGACCTGAGTACCCACAAACTATGCGTGGTTGGCAGGGTATAACTGAAGGTGAGCTGCGTAGAGCGGCATACCTAGCAGGACGTAGGTCACTAGTGGATGAACTGATAGCAGCGTTGGAGGAAGACAATGGGGTTGACACATCTGGAGATGCCAGAGAATCCTTTGCAACGGTCGAATACCAAAGCGTGGGGGATGGCATCGTCCCACATAGAGAGGTGGCATCCATACACATGGCCCCAGATAATCCTTCAGCAGCACCTGATGTTCAGGGCTACGAACCCTAGGGTAGGACCTACGGCATACCTATGGTTTACCCGTCTGCCCTCTGAACTGGGGGATGACCACAGCATCTTTGAGATGCACGCCTGTTGTCGCCCTGGTTGGAAGGGCAAATGGCTATCTTTCGGTGTCTTGGTATCCCTAGTGGGGCACATATACGTTGACCTCAAGGCTGACCAAGTCATCGCATTACATCAATACCCGGAGGTCCGGTCAGTCCTATCAAGGATTGGCTTTGAGGCACACGGGGACTTCGTACACATACTAAATATGGAGGAGCCCAATGAGCTTCTTGAGCGGTATCTTCGGAGGTGGAGGGGATGATGAAACCACAGTTCAGCCCATGGCTGAGGCTGAGGAGGACCGTCAAGACATTGACCCTAACCTAGAAGCAGGCCTTAGTGAGGCTAAAAAAGCGAGACGTGCAATTGACGCACGCACAGGACGTTCTGACCTAGTAACGTCTCGCGGTGGTATATCAATCGTAGGAGGTCAGGACTATGGGCGCATCGGGTAGTGTATTCGGGGGCAAAAAGAAGTCTTCAGCACCAGCTCCAGTGGTTGCGACGCTAAAGACTACAGAACAGGCGGCACCAGCGGCGGCAGACCCAGGTAAGAAGAAGCCCAACTCAGGCCAGAGGTCGAACTTACGTTCAGCCCCAGGTGCCAATACCCGCAGTGGTATCAACATCCCAGGGAGATAACCATGCAATTTATGCCGATATTCGGTGGACTTATGAGCATGCTGGGTGGTGGTAAGGAAGAGAAATCCCCTGCTCCTGCCCCTGTACAAGAACGAGAGAAAGCACCTACGGTTGAACCTACGGCTAAGACAGCTGGCATGAAACAACGAGCTTCGGTGCAGGACACACGCAAAAGTCAAACCCGTGAATCTGGGATTGGAATCAGTATCGTTGGAGGTGAATGATGTCCTTGAAGGAACGTTACGAGAAACTAGAGGTTGACCGTCTACAGTTCCTTCAGCGTGCACGCCACAACGCGATGTTAACCATCCCGTCGTTGATGCCGCTGGAGGGTCACGATGGGAAGTCTCATTTGATTGAACCATACCAATCACTTGGTGCTGTGGGAGTTGTCTCCCTAAGTAGCAGAGTATCCATGGCACTTATCCCCGCAGGAAGACCGCACCTGCGTCTAGACATTCCACCTAAACAACTCCTGGAGATGGATGGTGAAGTTCCGCCTGATGTGGAGCGTAGTCTTGCCAAAGGTGAGCGCTTGATTCAACACGGTGTTGAACGAGCAAACTGGAGAGCCTCCACATTGGAGTCATCCCAGCAGCTTATCGTTGCCGGTAGTGTTACCGAGCAGTACATGCCAGACAACACCATTAGAGTCCATCGTCTTGACCACTTCGTATGGCGTCGCGATGAGCGTGGCCGGATTATCGAGTGTGTAATTAAGGAGTTCTGGGATAAGGACGCATTGCCTGAAGGTGTGAGTGCGCCCGGGGATAGTGCCGTTGGTATGCCAGGACGCTCAGGTACATCTGAATATGACGTGTGTATCTTTACTGGTGTACGCTTGATGTCTGACGGTACATACAATGTGCGGCGCGAGACAGAGGCAGGTGTCCGCGTAGGTGAGGCTGAGACATACGAGTCAGACATGGTGCCATTCCTGTTCCTGACCTGGAGCCGTACTTCCGGTGAGGACTATGGCAGGTCCAAGGTTGAAGAGCATGTGTCTGACCTCAGGTCACTCGATAGCCTGTCTAAGCAAGCTTTGGAGCAAGGCGCTATGGCTGCCATGAACTTTGTTATGGTACGCCCAGGTGCCACAGCTCAGGGCGTACGCAACCGCATCACACGCATATCTAATGGTGATGTTGTCCTAGGTGACCCAGAGTCTGTTGAACTCAAGCAGTTCACCAACTCTCAGGGCTACCAGATAACAGCTGATGCAATCCAACGTCTTGAAGAGCGGTTATCCCGAGGCTTTCTATTGTTGGCCCCAGGTCAACGCAATGCTGAACGGGTTACAGCTACAGAGATACGCAGGGACATTGAGGAACTAGAGTCTGTCCTAGGTGGGACCTTCAGTTCCATATCCTTGGAGATGATGGAGCGTCGTACCATCCTGTTGCTGGAGAACATGAAGGCAGCAGGTGAGTTTCCCAACGTTAACCGTGAAGACCTACAGCCAACCATCCTGACTGGACTTGAAGCGCTGTCGCGGGAGCGTGACGTTGAGCGTGGTATCCAAGCCGCCCAGATTGTGGCTCAGTTTGGTGAGCTTGGGATGATGCACATTAAGTTCCCGGTTGTACTGGGCAAAATAATGAATGGCCTCGGGTTCCCTGATGCCGTTAAGTCAGCTGAAGAGGTAGCTCAAGAGCAACAGAAGCAACAAGCCATGCAGATGGCTCAAGCCGCAGCTCCAGGTGTAGCTCAAGAAGCTGTTAAGCAGCAAGCACAAGGTGGAGGAGCACCAGATGGAGGCTAATATCAGCCTGGAAGACTTGAGCCCCGATGCATCACTGAGGAGACTCACTGGTGAGACAGGGGTGTTCGTGGGCGGTGAGGATGACCTTGCTGCCGCTAAGAACAGATGGGAAGCCATGAAGGCTTATGAGACAGGGCAGGCTACCCCTGAACAGGTAGCCCTGCTGAGGGACCTGGACAAGGTCATGCAAGGTGCCAACACAGCACCAGCACCACAACAGCCCGCAGCACCCGTAGTGCAACCCCAGGCTCAACGTCCGGGCACTAGCGGCAGGGCATTTCTTGAAGCCGTGAGGAGGAACTATGGCTGACAGTGAATCGGTTACGATTGAAGAACCGCAACCAGCACCAACACAGGAGCATACCCCTGAGCACTTTGGAGTTGACCAAGCGTCATTCGATAAGTACTACAAGGAAGGTAACTTTAACTGGGAGGGGTACGGTAAGGAGCAGGCCTACAAGCAGGCCCAGGGTAAATCCTCAGAGCCCACTCAGGTTGACCAGAGCCCGCCGGAAGATGCTCAGGCGGCAGTCAACCAAGCTGGTCTTAATTGGGGGTCCTTGGAAACAAAGGTTCAATCTGATGGTGACATTGCTCCAGAGGACTATGCAGCTCTTGAGTCAATTGGTGTCCCCCCTGAGATTGTAAAAAACTACATTGAGATGGTGCAGTCCTCTAGTGAGAGCATCATTAACGATGTGGTCCAGCGCTTTGGTGGGCAGGAACAGTTTGAAACAGCTTACGCTGCACTGGTGCAGAACGTACCGCTAGACCAACGCAACAAGATTGATGACTTGCTACGTGACCCGTTCACGCGGGACCAAGGTGTAGCTCTGGCTCAATCTTTGGTTGGTCAATCGCCAGTATCCGCACCCGCGCCTGCACCTGCACCAACGCCTGTTCCATCTCGGGGTAACTCAGCTTCAGCAGCACCAACTGCCGTAGGGTTTGCCTCTTTGAGTGAACAGGCGGCAGCCCAGGCTGACCCAAGATACCGTAGTGACCCTGCGTATCGTGAAGAAGTGGTGCGGCGTATTGTTGCGTCTACGTACGACATGAACCCGAGGTCACACACAGCTGGGCTTTAGTGTTCTTGAGGAGGAGCAATGACGTCTAATGTAAAAGCTGATGTACTTCAGGTCTTTTCTACGGACATACAACAGATTGATTGGTCCAACTCAGGTCTCAATCAAGACTTGAAGAACAAGTTGTGGAAGAAACGAGCGTTAGACCCTGAGGGGGTCTATCGTTCTAACCGATCTGGAACGTGGCATTCTAAGGATGACGTTCTGACAACCACCGGTAAAGCCGGTGAAGAGCTTGGAGAGATGTTCCACGCGTCCTTTCTTAAGTACGCAGGTACATTCGCAACCAAGCCGGGACAGCTTACGCTTAAGCTAGCGGCATGGGCCATGATGTATTCCCACGGTGGATACGCAACGGTTCATACGCACCCAAACTGCCACTTCTCTGGTGTGTACTACGTGGACACAAGTCCTGAAGTACAAGAGAAGACCATGGCGACAGGGGTCCAAATACAGCCCGGTTCCATTGAGTTCGTTGATACACGTGGAACAGGGTCATTCCAGGTTCCAGGGTTGAACCTACAGCCAGCAGCACGTGTTGTGCCTAAGGATGGAAGGATGCTTGCCTTCCCTAGTTGGCTACCCCACTTTGTACATCCTGTTGAGGGGGAGGGTGTACGTATCGCCATAGCGTGTAACGCTACGGTCCTATCATTCCAACAACAGGAAGAAGTTAATGCCTAAGTATAACCTCGTTCACGCGGGTGGCCGTGCTGCCCCGTACATTGGAACCATTGCAGAAGCAGCTGCGGCTGAGACTGCGGCTGAAGCCGTAGAGTCTCTGGCTCTGACTGACACTGGGTCTACCCCGCACTGGACTTACAGTGCAACCGCAGAAGACAACGGTACCGCTGGTGCCCTCGATGGCACTCCCGGTGTTATCTACAACGGTGCAATCACTACTGCCCAGCGTGTTAACGCACGTGTTGCCTTGAGCGCTGGCACCATCTCACCTGAGGCCGCTGATGATATGGCCCTGGGTATTTATAAGAACTCCACTTTGGTTGCAACCTTCGACAACGAAACGGTTGCCGGTGAGTTTGTGTTCGATGAGCTGGACTCTGAGACTATCCAAGCTCAAATTGACACGGTGGTTGACGCTGTTGTCAATGGAGACGTCATCCGCGTGGGCCTGATTGGCCTAGGTGAAGAGACGGTTGATGTTGATGTGGCCCCTGGTCAAATCAGCATCGGTTAAAAGTACCCCCGACAGGGATTGGGTTACATCGCAGTTAGGTACTATGATTGCACCTGTGTAACCTCAGGAGTCCACCGAAGCCTGCCCCAACAGGTGGACCAAATTCTTTTCACGCCCAACAACAGAGGCTTCAAGAGCGCCACGGCCACGCAGTGCGTGAACCACCGGTCAACTCTAGATAACCAACGTCAGGGCATACGAGTCAACTAAGGAGTAACACTATGACTCTGTTTGTAGGTGACCCGTCTGCACCGACACGCTTCGGTACGGATGTGGCAGATACTTCGGATGAGCGCGGGCTCTTCCTGAAGGTGTTCGGTGGAGAGGTCTACGCGGCCTTCTCTGAAAAAGTCCACACCATGGACAAGCACGTCACGCGGGATATTGCAGCTGGTAAGTCAGCACAGTTCCCGAAGACATGGAAGGTCTCAGCCTCGTACCACTCTGCTGGTGTCGAAATGTTGGGACAAGATACGGATGAGACTGAGCGCGTTATTTCTATTGACGGTCTGCTTGTGTCGCATATCGGTATCTACGACCTGGATGAGGCAATGTCTCACTTTCAGGTGCGCGGTACGTATACGGCTGAACTGGGCAAGGCGCTTGCTCGCGTGTTCGACCAGAACGTGTACCGTACCATCGTAGCTACGGCTAAGCAGTCCGCCGCACTTCCGGGTGCCGTGTCTACTTCTCCGTTCCCGAATGCTACGCGTCTCCTATCCGCAGATGTCACAGGTACCATCACGGCTACCGCAGGTGACCAGTGGTGGGAAGTGATGCGTGGCCTTCAGGTTGACGCTGACCTTGCGGACTATGATGGCCCCATCCATCTAGTTGTTCCTCCGGCTACTTACGATGCCACTTTGTTTGCTCAGGCGGGCGCTACTGCGGCTAACCCATTCCTGTTTGCCGACAAAGACCACACCTTTAGTCAGGCAGGTGGAGCCAACCGTGACGCTACGTTGAGCTTGCGCTCAGTGCAAATGCACATGTCGAACCTCATTCCTCAGTCTAATGACACTGCTAATGCAGAAGTCAAAGCTAAGTACCGCGCTGATTACAGCACTGTCCTTGGTATTGCTTGGGGTAACGAAGGTGTCGGTACGGTCAAACTTATTGGTATGGGCATGGAGCAAACCCGTGACGTTCGACGTCAGGAAGACTTCATGGTAGCCAAGATGGCTGTCGGACATGGTCCTCTGCGCAACGAAATCTGCTGGGAAGTAGCTAACACTTAATCCCGCAGACCCTTTCGCACATACCTCCTCCTCGTGTGCGAGCCCCGGGGTCCCCTTGGTTAACTCCTTGGGGACCCCATTTTTTCATAAGGTATGACCATGGCCCTACTACTAGCTCACATGAGCAAACTCGATGCGGTCAATCAGATGCTTAGGTCAATCAATGAGCAAGCCGTATCTTCGCTGAATAGTGGACAGATTGACGCTGAACGTGCTGCGGCTGTACTGGATGAAACATCTCGTCGTATCCAAGCCCAAGGGTGGCACTCAAACACTAGGCGCAACGTCACGTTGACACCCAATGCTAGTGACCAGTTTGCCCTTGGGCAGAACGTCTTAAGCGTTGACACTACTAACCCCAAGGGTTCACGCATCCAGAACACCTCAGCTCACACTAGTCACGTTAACGTCATAATGAAGCGTAGTGCAGATAATTCTCTGTGGCTACTGTATGACGTCAACAACGACAGTGAGACTATCACTGATATCACACAGATGACTGTGGACATCATCGAGTTCTTGGACTTCCAAAATCTACCCACGTCACTTCAGGTGTACATCTACAAGTCAGCTGCACATGAGTTCCAGAAAGGCTCTGTGGCATCCCAGGTACTCTATGAGTTCACCAAGGAAGACGTGCAGATGGCTATGATTGATGCCATCCAAGATGATGCACGCAACGAGGACGCTAACGTCCTTAAAGACAACAGGCAAGCACGTGAAGTGGCGTACAGGTACAACCCAACATACGGGACATAACAAATGGGACAGAAGGTAAGTGGAGTAATTCCCACCTTGTTTGGTGGTGTCTCCCGTCAACCACAGCAGGTACGACAACCCAACCAAGTCCAGGAGATGACAAACGCTTTTCCTTCTGTTGTCACAGGAGGCTTTGAGAAGCGTCCATGCACAAGGTTCATATCTGACCTGACATTCCTGGATGTAGCCAAGACGTACAAGATACACGGCATCAACCGTAGTGCTACTGAGCATTTACTTTGTGCCTTTGAAGGTGGGACCACGCCCAGCGTAACCGTCTTTGACGCAGACACTGGGGCACAGAAGACCGTTGTTATTGGGGACTCAATACGTGAGTTCCTGGTAGAGCAGGACGGTATCAACAACACACAAGTCATACAGGTGGATGGTGCAGACTATGTTAAACAGGTTGCCTTCGGCAGTGGTGAGACTGAGTTCTCGTGGACGTACGAACTTTCTGACGCCAGTACCGTATTCAAAGTTGAGGGAAGTGTTGACGGCGTCGTATGGAACGACATTGCCACAGGGAAGACGGGTGCGAGTGGAACCTTCACTACCACCATTGATGCTGTCGCCACAGGTGACCACAACTACCTGAAGTTCACCACAACTACCGGAGCATCAGCCGCAGATGACACCATCTCTATACGTGCTGCGTTCCAAGACCTAACGTATCTACTTGGGGCATCCCCTAAGACTGACTTCTGGGTAACCTCAGTGGCTGACTACACGTTTATGTGTAACCGCAACGTAGCCACACGTATGGGTCCAGCTGACTCAGGTACACTCACTGGCACAAAGCAAACTTTTAGTGACCTCCCGACTGCCCACGGTGCTGGGTCCATCTACCGAGTGACTGGTAATGACTCTGATGGCTTTGGCTCCTACTTTGTGAAGGACTCTACCGGCAGCGTGTGGACTGAGACCGTAGACCCTGTTGGGGTAAATGCCTTTGATGAGTCCTCTATGCCCCACCAGTTGGTGCGGTCTGCGGATGGCAATACATTTACCTTTAGTGCATCCACGTGGGAACCTAGGGGTGCTGGTGACTTTGAACTTAACCCTCCACCTGGGTTCATCAATGGTATTGTCAATGACGTTACGTTCTACCGTAACCGGCTTGGGTTCCTCAGTGATGAGACGGTGTATCTGTCCCAGGCAGGAGACGTGTTCAACTTGTTTGCTGAAAAGGCAACCGAAGTTCTCGATAGTGACCCTGTGGAACGTGGAGCTACAACCGAGCAGGTTAACATCCTCCAGTTTGGAACCGTCTTCCGTAAACTCTTGTTTCTCACTAGTGCAAACGCACAGTTTGAACTTGAGAGTGGCGAGGGCCGTGCCCTTACACCTGAAACGGCTGAGCTTAACCAAGCGACAACCTACAGGGCATCACGTAAGGCTAAACCTACGTCTATGGGGGACGTACTCTACTTTCCTTCAGAGGTGGAAGACACCGCAGTTATCTATGAGTACTATTTCCAGGACAACTCATTTAGCAACACAGCTACGGATGTAACGCGCCACGTACGTACGTACATCCCAACCAGCGTTGAGTATATGCAAGGTGATGCTGCTGCACAGAAGCTGTATGTTCTATGTGACTCAGAGCACAACGCTCTGTACCTCTATACAACGTTTTTTGATGACGCTGAGAAGCTACAGTCAGCATGGTCCAAGTACACCTTCGGTGCCTCTGAGACTCAAGCTTACATCCATGGGTTTTACCTGTTTGAAGGCAAGTGTCATCTTGTGATTGAACGTGCAGATGGCAACATGTACCTAGAGATAATGTCTCTGACGCGTGAGTCCATTGCCACAGGTATGCCTTGGATGCCTTTGCTTGACCAACGTGAGAAGGTAACTGGGACGTACAACGCAGGCACTGGGCTAACCACTTTTACAACCAGCTGGGACAATGAGGATGACGCTGAGATTATCTTAGGGACTGACTTCCCAGTACCAGGGCAGCAACTTAAGGTTAATGCCTACGCTACTGCATTTACCATAACCGTAAAGGGAAACTGGTCTGCTGGTCCAGTGTACATAGGTAGGCCCTACACGATGACCGTGGAGCTATCTAAGATATACGTACGTGAAAACAACGCCCCCATCTTAAATGGACGCCTACAGTTACAAGACCTTACGATTCTTTTTGAGTTGACTGGGTACTACAAGCTACAGGTAACGTCTGATGGTGGACGTGACGTAAAGTCTGAAACGTTTGAAGGTAAGATACTTGGTGGGGGGTTAGCGGTTGATGATGCTACTTTGGA